ATACAGCAATCTGGTATAGAAATTATTGACCCAAACAAAGATAAATTTCAACAGGGATTGACCAAAGCAAGAAACGCTCTCAAAGAAGCACGAGCACAATTACAAGCAAGACAAGCTGTACGTAATGAAGCAATTAACAGAGCAAGAACACAACTTATTGATAATATTAGAAAGACAACTCAGGTCACAGAACGTGAACGTGAACGTATTGCACGTGGTGATACTGGATTACAAAGAAACGCAAAGAATGCAATTGCTAGAGCACAAGCTAGATTGGCAGATATCGCGGGTAGAAGATTATATCTTACACCAGAAGAACAACGTATTATACAACCATCTAGTAGAGTTGCTGGTAGTACAACAAATGCATTTGGAGATTTGTCATATTCTGTAAACGATCGTATTGTTGTAACTCCTGATGGTAGAACTGTATATAAGGATAGACGAACAGATAAATTGTATGTAATACAATCACCACAAGACCGTGTTCGTGAGTTAACGGCCACCTCAGTAAATCGCTTGCAAGCAAATGCTCAAGAATTTACCGCAGGTATAGGTACTATCAATACGGCAATAGCGACAGCAGCAGAAGTTCAAGCTACGATGAATAGTAAAGTATTAAAAGCAGAATTTGGTATTAATTTATTACAAGAAGCGCAAAATGTAAATAATATAACACGAGAAGCCAGACAAAGTACAAATGAAGTTACTCAACAGCAAAATCCTGTATTAGCTGACGAATTTACAATAGATGCAGAAACACGAACAGTAACAACCATTACACGAAGATTATCTGCATCAGAAGCTACTAACCAAGCAACTGCTTATAATAGAAGAACTGCTGAATTTAATGGATATACAACACCGTTAACTATCAGACCAAGTGGACCAAAACTATTGAATGTAAGTGGTCAAAACGTGTATGAATTAGTATTGGCAATAACATATAAAAATTTTAATAACTTAAATCAAGCTAGACTTGAACAATTAGGACAACAGCAGTCGGCTGTAGCATTCGATAGGAGTACGGCTACTGTGGGAACTCCGATAACCTCAGTTCCAGCATCAGCACCAATTTCAGTTTCACCACAAGTAGAAGTACCAACTTCACAATTTGTTGCGGCTAGTGCAACTCCAAGAACATCCACTCCTGCACCTACACCACCAATTGCAACACCAGGATTTGATATAGACCAATCACAATCAATATTTGGAACACCACGTAAGTTGTCCGTGTTTGAAATAGAAGCATTAAATAATAGATTAGCTAGTCCGCTTATCTCCGATGAAGAAAAAGTAAGAATACGACAAATACTAGGAGTTGCAAACCAACTTCCAACGGATTTGCAACTACCAAAAGATGCTGAATTAGAATTTTCACAAGAGGTTACTAGACCAAACTTAAATGTAAACCTTAGTGGTAACACTGCAACACTATCATTTAATGCAAGATCAAATAGCGATCCAAGAGTAAATGTAGAATATAGTTTAGATAATGGAAATACGTGGACTGCAGCAAACCCACCAAGAGTTTCAGGTGACATTGTAATACCTAATCTAGATACTGGTATTTACGCTGCTAGAATTCGTGGTATACGAGCAGACGGGACAACCAGTATTTCTTCTCAACCAAAACCAATCGTAATCAATATAAGTAAACCTGTTATATTTGCGATAAGACCACGTACATCTACTAGTGCAAAAATATTATTTGATGATACAGTATCTACAGTACAGATACAAGTGTATCAAGTCAAAGCAACAACTGGAAACCAGCCTAGTGCATGGTACGATGCACTTCCTGACGATGGGCAAAGTGATCGTAAAGCTATAAGATCTCCTATAGTGGTATATGGTTTGGAAACAGATAAACCATATACAATTGCAATACGAGCTAGATACGCAGACGGTACATTTGGAAACCCATCGAATGCAATAACGTATACACCATTTAAAATGGCATCTGAAGGTGGTGGAGTTATTGCCTAAAAACGGTCTAAATCGTTCTAAATCATATATTTTTGATATTTAAATAGAGGGGCTAAATCGGTTATTTTTATCAGGAGAGACAAATGGACAAAACATTACTAAAAGCATACATCAGAACAATAGTCGAAGAAGAAGTCAATAGAATTCTTCCTGACATTTTGGGTGAAGCTGTGGCACAAATCAAGGGTACACAACAAGTTAACGAAACTGTTGCGCCCCCAAGTAAGCCAAAGTTTGACCGTTCAAAGTTGGCTGCGATGATGGGATTGGAACGTCACGGTGACACCATTTCGGCAACAACCAGTAATATAAGATTACCAGAAAATATTCCACAGGGTTTAGACTTAAACAACCCATCAGTGCAACCAGCGGTAGAGGCCATTACCAAAGACTACAGCGCTTTGATGAAAAAGATGGGATTGAGTAAGTAGTATGGCAAAAACCGTCTATCTAGGACAAACACTTCCGTTACAAAGAACCAATCGTGGATATTTTCAATCTACTACGGACCCTTTAGAAAATGAAAAGTCAAAGTTTATTAACCTAATTTTGACAAAAAAAGGTGAACGTGTATCCAATCCAACGTTTGGGTGTGACCTGTGGAGATTATTGTTTGAGCAAAAAAACGGTGACACGCAAGATTTAGCAAAACAATATGTTCTAGATGCGGTAAATAGATTTATGCCATACCTAGTACTCCAAGAAATTCAAGTCACAAACACAGAAACTTTTTTAAATGACAATTATATTATATTGTACGTCAGATATGGATTTACTAACAACCCATTGGCATCCGATTCGGTAGAACTAACACTTGGAACTAGTGTTTCTGGTCAATTAGTTACTTCTGGTAGAACTGTGAGTTCTAATATTTTTGACACACAAACCGACCCAAACGTTTTAAGTTCTTTGGGAAGAAGAACTACCTCAAACGGGCAAACTATTTAATTTTGAGATAGAAAATGGCTACAACCAACCACGTATTAAATAAACTATCAGTAGCACCCAAAGAGGTAAGTTACCTCAACAAGTCATTTACTGACTTTAAGGGTGATCTAATTACGTTTGTAAAAAATTATTATCCTACAACGTGGACAGATTTTAACGAAGCCAATCCAGGCATGATTATGTTGGAATTGGCAGCATATGTTGGTGATGTGTTATCGTTTTATGTGGATAATTCATTTAAAGAAAATTTATTAGCATACGCTGAAGAAGAAGGAAACGTAATTACAATAGCACAAGCTTTAGGATATAAACCAAAAACAATAGTACCGGCTACAGCAGAAGTTTTAATTTCTCAAGTAGTACCAGCATTAGGTGCATCGGAAGGTTATATTCCTGACGCAACATATTTTTTAAAAATAGATAGGAATTCAACAGTTTTCACGCAGGCACCAAATGTTGTGTCATTTAGAACAACAGAACTTGTGGATTTTGCAGATCCTACAGGCAGGTCTATAATTCCTAGACAATTAGATTCTACAACATTATTACCAGTAACGTATCTAGTAACTAAAAAAGTTAAAGTTATTGCGGGTGATGTTCGTCAAGAAACATTTACGTTTGGTGATCCAGAAAAATTTTCTGCAATTACCATAGGTGATGTTAATGTAACAGCTATTAGTGATGTAGTTGATGCAGACGGATATAAATTTTATGAAGTAGATTATTTAGCACAAGATACAATAATTGATGACAAAGAAGTAAGCTATGTTTCAAGTGTTAGTGAATCGGTAGCACCTACATACGCTATAAAATACAGAACAGTTCCACGTAGATTTGTCACACGACTAACACCAGATAAAAGAACACAGGTAATATTTGGTTCTGGTCGAGGAAACGCATCAGAAGATATCGTATATCTAGATTCACAACAGGTAGCAAATAGTGAATACGGTACACAATTAGCAAGTGTTTCACTTAGTAATACAGATTTGTTGAACACAGATAACTTTGGTATAGCACCAGCAAATACAACACTTACGGTTACATATTTTTCTGGTGGTGGAGTAGCAAGTAATGTTGCATCAGGAACAATAGTAAACGTTGGTGAATTAAATATTTTAAATAGAACAACAGAATTCAATCAAACCGAAACTGATTTATTTAATGACATAGTAAAAACGGTAACAGTATATAATGAAATGCCAGCAACAGGTGGTCAAGATGGTGAAACTGTTGAAGAAATTCGTCAACGAGCACTCGCAATATACAGTTCACAAAATCGTGTAGTTACCAGAAGAGATTACGAAGCACGTGTGTTATCTATGCCTTCAAAATACGGAGCAGTAGCAAAAGTACTAGCAGTCACAGATGCCTCACAGACAACTATACAATCGCAGCAAACATCAACACAACAAGAAATAAATACTCCAAAACCAAACGCAATTAATCTTTATGTGCTTGGATATAATCAAAATAAAAAGATTACAACCTTAAACAGTTTGGTAAAGTCAAATTTACAACAATATCTATCGCAATATAGAATGTTAACGGACCAAGTAAACATTCTTGACGCATTTATTGTTAACATTGGTGTAAATTTTGATATAACTGTATATAAAAACTATAATATACAAGATGTATTAGCAGTGTGTTTGGGTGCAATTAAAGAGTATTTCGATAGTACCAAATGGAACATCAATCAACCAATTAGACTAGGTGATTTAGCACTATTAATACAAGCACAAGATGGAGTGCAGAGTGTAAATTTTGTAGAAATAGTAAATAAGTATTTCTTTAAAGATGGTAGAGATTATCAACCATATCGTTATGACATCACAGACGCGACCGTTGATGGAATAGTATATCCATCACTTGACCCATGCATCTTTGAAGTTAGATACCCAGAAGATGATATCGTAGGAAGTGCAAGACAATGAGATTAATATTAACCGCATCCGCAGATACCACTATCTATAAAAGATATCCACTAAACAACGCTGGACTGGATGAAATTATAGAGGTAGGTAAAGTAGCAAAACCAGAAGATTTAGATATAGCATATAGCGCCAGTGCCGCACGTACATTGGTAAATTTTGCATTACCAACAAGTGGATCAATTCCAGATACGGCATCATTTTATCTTAACTTGAAGATTGCAAATGCAGAAAAAATGCCATATTCGCAACAACTAGAAATATACGAAATTTCTGGTTCGTGGATAGAAGGTAGTGGATACTTCGTTCAACAAAATGTAAATCCTCGTGATGGTGCAACGTGGAGTGGTAGTAATGCATCAGCGGGTGTGTCGTGGAGTATTTTGGGTGGTGATTATTACGCATCACCATCAACCAGTGTTATATTAAATGAATATCCAATGCAAGATTTACGTGTTGATGTATCGAACATAATGCAAGACGTGTTGG